TCTAGTATATGTTGTCCTCTAGCATAAAATTCATTACCACATCCTAAACATTTGAATTTCATTTTGTCAGATGCCTTTGTATATTTACTTATTAATTTGCAGTTTGTATTAGAATTTGCTAATTTTTCTAAAAATTCTTTTTCACTCATAGCATTCCAATGAGGATTGCATTTATAACATATTGGTCTTTTAAAAAAGCTATTAAATGTTACTGTTTTTATATGCCCTTCAGAACATTTTATTGTAATTTTAGCATTTAACTTTGGATCATCTGCGTTTAGTAATTCAAATCCATTACTTTCTACTATTTCTTTTATTTTATCAAAAGTGTATTTCTTCATAAAAATAAAACCTCCGATAGTTTTTTATTTCCGAATACTTACAAATAGGAAAGGGACTTCGGATAATCCCCTTTCGCCAAGACTCGCGACTTTCTTAACTATCCTATATTTATATTATATCATAAATATAGTTATTATTCTTAGGTTTTCTTTGAATTCTCCCGTTTTTTAACTAAATATTTCTACTTAGTGGGGCAAAGTTGGATAGAAGTAATACACTTACCCCAAGTACCATTTATTACTTCGTTAGCTTTCAATCATAACACCTCCTATATGAATACCCTAATCGAAATGCTTTCTATCGCATCAAGAATTTTACATTTTACTGCTATAAATACCTGATCGCCTGTGTTAGCTTCTTTGATTTGTTGATCACTCATCGCAGATATATTAACTCCATTTGATTTTAAGTATTTCTTTTGTTCTTCCATATCTATATCAACTGTTACTGTATTTTTTTCAACTAGTCCATCATTAATCAATCCATCAAAATAACCATGGATAGCTGTAATTAGTAATACT